GGTCGAGTCATGTGGATGGCAGAAAGAGAATACAAACGAGCAATCAAGTTAGGAATCGCAAAGGAGCAAGCAAGGGCATTGTTACCAGAGGGACTCACAACATCCAGACTTTACATGAATGGTACAATCCGATCTTGGATTCACTACATTGAACTCCGTGCATCAAATGGCACACAGAAAGAGCATATTGAAATAGCAAAAGCATGCGCAGAGGCAATCTCAAAGATTTACCCTCAAGCACTTGATTTGACATAATAAGGAAAATAAATGACGAAAAAAAATCATCTAGGCATTGAGATAGATCTGTCTAAAGACTCGGTGTTAAACGAACAAGCACTTAAATTATTAATCGACTACTATTGCCAAGAAGATGAACCGTCACCGCAATATGCATTCGCACGTGCCGCGGTCGCATACTCGTATGGAGATATGGGACTGGCACAGAGAGTATATGATGCAGTATCAAAAGGATGGTTCATGTATGCGTCCCCAGTCCTCTCAAACGCACCTCTACCGGACGAAAAGGTTAAGGCACTGCCTATCTCTTGTTTCTTGACTTATGTGCCAGATTCATTGGAAGGACTCATCGAGCACTCTGCAGAACTCCGTTGGTTATCAGTCAAGGGTGGTGGTGTTGGTGGTCATTGGAGTGATGTTCGTGCAGTGTCGAATAAGGCACCCGGTCCGATGCCGTTCCTCCATACAGTAGATGCGGATATGGTTGCATATCGTCAAGGTCGCACTCGTAAGGGTTCGTATGCATCATACATGGACATCGATCATCCAGACATCATCGAGTTCATCAATATGCGTGTTCCTACTGGTGATGTCAACCGTAAGTGTTTGAACTTACACCACGCACTAAATATCACCGACGAGTTTATGAAAGCAGTTGAGCAAGATGCTGATTGGAACTTGGTTGACCCCGCATCAAGGGAAGTTCGTGATACGATGAAGGCACGTAAACTGTGGGAGATTGTTCTTGAGACACGTTACCGTACTGGTGAACCATATCTCAACTTTATCGATACCGCAAACAATGCATTACCAGAAACGCAAAAAGCACTGGGACTAAAGATTCGTGGTTCGAACTTATGTAATGAGATTCACCTTGCGACTAACGAAGAACGTAGTGCTGTATGTTGCCTATCATCTGTCAACTTGGAGAAGTACGATGAATGGAAAGATACGACTCTTATTGCTGACCTTATCCACTTTCTTGATAACGTCTTGCAGTTTTTCATTGACCACGCAGGAGACGAGATCTCACGTGCACGTTACAGTGCAAGTCGAGAAAGAAGTTTAGGACTCGGTGCAATGGGATTCCATTCCTATCTACAAAAGCACCGTTTGCCATTTGAGTCCGATGAAGCAGGACAAGTCAATGAGGAAATATTTAAAGACATACAATCCAAAGCAATTGCAGAATCTGTACGTCTCGGAAAAGAAAAGGGTGAGGCACCGGACATGGAAGGCACTGGTCGTCGTAACGCACATCTTCTTGCTATTGCTCCTAATGCTAATTCAAGTTTGATTGGTGGGACTTCACCATCGATTGAACCTCTTAAAGCAAATGCATTTACCTCACGTACACGTGCGGGTTCACATTTGAGTAAGAATAAGTATCTAGAGGAAGAACTAGAACTAGTGGGAAAGAACACAGAAGAGGTGTGGTCGTCGGTCATTACCAATGGTGGTTCAGTCCAACATCTAGATTTCCTCGATGATCATCTCAAAGCAGTGTTCAAAACTGCGATTGAGATTAACCAAGATTGGGTTGTCTATCAAGGCGGTATTCGACAAAAGTACCTATGTCAAGGTCAGTCACTGAATGTGTTCTTTCCTGCAGGTGCGAGTAAGGCATACTTGCATAAGGTACATTATAATGCGTGGAAGTATGGGTGTAAGGGTATGTATTACTTGCGTACCGAAACATCAAATCGTGCAGAGAATGTTGCACAAAAAATCGAAAGAGATCGTCTCGTAGAGTTCTCTGAAACAGAATCACAACAATCACAAGAAGAGTGCGTAGCATGTCAGGGGTAAATATGGAAGTAACTGTATATTCAAAGTCGAATTGTCCTTTTTGCGTTCAAGCAAAGGACTGGTTAACTGGTCACGGTTTCACATACACAGAAAATGTGTTAGATGACGAAGAACAACGACTTGCCTTTTATCAGAAATTGAATGGTAACAAGGAAGAAATTACTAAAGGTACAGAACAACGTCGAGTAAACTCGATGCCTCAAATCTTTATTGATGACAAACGTATCGGTGGATATGATGATCTCATGGCAAAGGGTGATGATTTGCTGAAGAAGAAGTCTGGTGGACTGACAAAGTTCTCACAGACATACAAACCATTCCACTATCCTTGGGCAGTCGAGATTACGACACGTCACGAGAAGGCACATTGGATCGAAGATGAAATTGATCTATCAGAAGATGTGACCGATTGGAAAGGTGGCAAGATGACTGCAACAGAGAAAGAATATGTAACAAACATTCTGCGTCTGTTCACTCAGTCAGATGTCGCAGTAGGACAGAACTACTATGACCAGTTTATTCCAAAGTTTAAGAACAACGAAGTCCGTAATATGCTAGGATCGTTCGCAGCTCGTGAAGGAATCCATCAACGTGCATATGCATTGTTGAACGAGACACTTGGTCTGCCAGAGTCAGAGTATCATAAGTTTCTTGAGTATACGGAAATGGTCGATAAGATTGATTTCATTATGCAAGCAGACCCGTCAACCGTTCGTGGTTTAGGACACTGCCTCGCAAAGTCTGTATTCAATGAAGGTGTAGCATTGTTTGCATCGTTTGTAATGTTGCTGAACTTCCAACGTTTCGGCAAGATGAAGGGTATGGGTAAGGTTGTCGAATGGTCGATCCGTGATGAGTCAATGCACGTAGAAGGAAATGCGAAGTTGTTCCGTTCATTCTGTAAAGAGCATCCACGTATTGTCGATAACGACTTCAAGAGTGAGATCTATGAAATGTCACGTAAGGCAGTCGAACTAGAAGACAAGTTTATTGACCTTGCATATGAGATGGGTGACATCGAGGGACTAGGCAAAGAAGAAGTGAAGCAGTATATTCGTTATATCACTGATCGTCGTCTACTTCAACTTGGTCTGAAGTCAAACTTCCATGTGCGTGAGAATCCACTGCCATGGTTGGAATGGGTATTGAATGGTGCGGATCACACCAACTTCTTTGAGAATCGTGTAACAGAATATGAAGTAGCAGGTTTGACGGGTAGTTGGGATGACGCATATGCGGCATGAAGTTAAATATAGAGTTAAATCAACACGATTTGGAAAAACTGTATAAACTATATACTATTAACTTAGCAGAATTCCAGAGGACGAATATGCCACACACAATCTTTGAATTAAATTGTGATCAATGCGGGAGTCAATGGGAGTTGTCCTATATAGTAGAGGACGACTCAAATGAACCGATGTATTGCCCATTTTGTGGGGTGGACGTAGATCTATCAGACATCGATGATGAGTCATTAGATAATGCATCAGATGAGATAGATTTTGGAAACTGGAATTCTTGACTACGACAATCCTTGGTACTATGATAATGAACCCTTTACTTCCGAAAAAATCGGTGAGTACATAGGGTTCGTTTATCTTATAACAGATACTAACGGCAAAAAATATGTGGGTAAGAAATTATTCATTTCAAAACGCAGAGCACCCCCACTCAAAGGTAAAACTCGAAAACGCACAATTATTAAAGAGTCCGATTGGAAAACTTACTACGGATCAAGTGACGAGGTTAAGACACTCATTGAATCTGGTGAAACTTTTTCGAGGGAAATACTCCATCTGTGTAAATCTAAAGGTGAGTTATCATATATGGAACTCAAAGAGCAAGTTGACAGAAAAGTTCTGTTGCGCAAAGATTATTATAATGGTATAATACAAGTTAAGATACATTCATCTCATGTGAAGGGTTTAGTTGATGAAAATTAATGAATTTAAAGATGTTAAAAAATATAAGTTTTTTTCTGATGATGAAAATACTAATGACGTTAGACTAAGAGAATTAAATGATTTGGCAAAGTATCTTCCCAACTGGGGCCTTAACGTTGAGTTAGGGGTATTCAAAGGGGTAACAATTAATTTCCTTGCATCTGCCAGACCAGACTTAGAGTTCCATGGGTTTGATTCCTTTGAGGGATTACCAGAAGATTGGGACATGGGACAGAAGAATGTAAAAGCAGAAGCATTTGATCGGAAAGGAGAACTGCCTGATGTACCAGACAATGTTAAATTATATAAAGGATGGTTTAATGAAACCCTACCTCCTTTCCTCGGTGAGACACTTTCTTCCATTTCTTTTCTTCATGTGGACTGCGACATTTACAGTAGCACTGATTACGCACTGAATCTGTTGAATGATCGTATCGTACCGGGTACAATTATTCGTTTCGATGAGTTGGCATGTTGGAGACATGTTTTTCAAGAAGCATCACCAAAAAATAAAGCAAACCGTGTTTTATACACAACATGGAAAGATCATGAATGGAAATCACTAAATGAATGGTTAGAGAAGTATGATCGTAAGGTTGTGCCTTTCTCACGCAATTGGTTTCAAGGAGCAACTGTAGTAGTAACGCAATGATCATATCTCATAAACACAAATTTATTTTTCTTAAAACTCGTAAGACTGCAGGGTCAACATTAGAAAAAATTTTATACCCTTACTTGGGAGAGTTTGATATATGTACTGGATCGGAAAGAGACGGAACACCTCCACTGAACACCAGTGATAGAAATGGACATATGAATTGGACGCAGATCGAAAACAGTTATCCGCAAGAATGGAAAGACTATTACAAGTTCACCATCGAACGAAACCCTTGGGATAAAGTTGTTAGTTCATATTTCTGGCACAAGACTATAAAAGAGAATCAGTTTGGTACAATGCCATTTGAAGAGTATATTGAGACGTGTGAACTGCTTCCGACGGATTGGTTAAAATATGCAAGAAAAAATGATGTCATGGTCGATAATATATGGTTGTATGAAAATATGGGTGACATGTATTCTGAACTAAATGATATGTTTGGATTTAATATAACACCCGACGACTGGAAAAATACTCGTCTTAAGTCTGGTATACGTAAAGTGCAAGGGTATAAAGAAATGCATAACTCTAAGACTATAGAGAAGGTTAGATTCCTGTTTAAAAAAGAAATTAGTCATTTAGGATACCTTTATGAGTGAAACAATCGAACTATTCGTTGGATGTGCACCTAACGGTGAAGATGCAGAATCACAAATGGTATTGGAGTATACTGCAAGGAAACATTCCTCTTTACCAATTAACATTCACTGGATGAAGCACAGCACTGATCCCAAGTCGTTCTGGTATGGATGGCAATCCCAGATGTGGGCAACTCCATTTAGTGGTTTTCGATGGGGCATTCCAGAGTTCTGCGGATTCAAAGGTCAAGCAATCTACATGGATAGTGATATGATTATTCAGCATGATCTTGCAGAACTGTGGAACGAACCGTGGAATGATCAAGCAGTCATCATGGGCAAAGGTGGTTGGCGTTTCTGTGTCGCAAAATGGAATTGCGAACGTGCCAAAACAGTTCTGCCAGAAGTAGATGTTATTAGAAACAATCCAAATGCGCACCACTTTCTTGCACACTCATTCCCTAAAATGAAACATTTAGAGCAGATCTTTGATCGTCAGTGGAATAACTTTGATGGTGAAAATGATTCACTTGACGACATCAAGATTTTACACTATACTGATATGAGTACGCAGATGCATTTCAAATACGCAATTCCTCGACTGGAAGAGACCGGAAGGAAACATTGGTACGATGGTGAGATTCGTCCACATCGTCGTCAAGATGTGCAAGATTTGTTTGACTCAATGTATGCTGAAGCATTGGATGCAGGGTATTTACCACAAGCATATGAATCGAAGCAATGGATTGCATATCAAAAAGAGTCGCAGAAAGGTTATCGTGCGGCAAATGGATTTGATGTAACACAAGGTGAATAATGAAAAATCGTCGTTATGGGGAAGTTCCTGTAGGAAAAGTATTTTTTGCGGCATGCGATGCAAACTACTTTATGAAGTTTGCTCCCGCATTCGTGCAAAGTATCGATGATAACCATCATCACAATATACATATCCATGTTATTAATCCGAACCTAGAAGTATATGCATTGGCAACGTATTTAAACTCTAGAGTTAGTAGAAAGGTAACGTATACGTTTCAGGATTCTGACTTAGACCAATATACTGATGAGCAAAAACGTGCTTTGTATGCAAGTTCTCGTTTTCTTGTTGCACCGTTTCTCTTGCAGTCTGCAGAATCACTGATGATTTTGGATATAGATTGTTTGGTGATGGAAGACTTTGAGTTCCCATCAAAACCAGTCGGGTACTTCCCAAGAAAGTCTTTAGATGGGACAGTTGGTTGGGAAGCAGAGGGAACAAAATGTGCCGCAGGATGTGTATACTTTCATAAAGACGCATTAAATGTGTCTAATGCTGTTTCTGAAACTTTAAGTGGCATTGAACTGAGATGGTTTAATGACCAGATTGCACTGAATCATGTGATGCAACAAGTTCCAGAAGAACACGTTCATAAATTCGATAGTGAGGTTATGGATTGGGAGTTTAGAGAAGGTACTGCTATTTGGACTGGCAAAGGTCCGAGAAAGTATGAGAACCAAACATACGTTAATCAGCAGAACAAGTACCATGACCGTATCATGAACTACGATAACGAAGAGATTATCGAAAAGGTCATTCTTGCTCCTCGTCTTGATATTCCTTTCAAGCAATTTGATTTTGTCAAGGCAGGATCTGTCAACGAACCAATCCGCAAACACTGGCAAAATTTTATCGACAAAAAAGTTGACGAAGGATATTACAAAGTGTCCTCACCTCGTTGGATGTTTAATGCAAAAATTGAGAAGTACTTCCCAAACGCACAGTTTCTTGTTCCTCATGTAGAGCAACACAATTGGGGTGGTGGTCATCGTACATATTTTTACATGCAAACTGTATTCCCTTGGTTGTTTACTGTTG